TCAACTTCATCACCCTGACATTTGTCGCCACCAGAACTGGTGTTGACTTCCAGGAAGTTGTTGGAACTGTTTGATTTCGTTAAATAACAAAAGGAGGATTAACCAATGGCAGTAACAAAAACCCTTTCGGAATTTAAGTCAAGATTAGCGGGCGGTGGCGCCCGCCCGAATCTATTTGAAGTTTCGATCCCAGCTTTCCCTTCTTCCATCTCGGAAGCTTGGGGAAGTGGAGACCAGGCACAGAACGGAACATTTAAGTTCATGTGTAAGGCCGCAGCACTTCCTGCATCTAACATTGCAGCAGTTCCTGTACCTTTTAGAGGTAGAAGTCTGAAGGTTGCTGGAGACAGAACATTCGATCCATGGACCATCACCATCATTAACGATGAGGACTTCTCCATGAGAACTGCATTCGAGCAGTGGATGAATGTCATCAGTAAGCTTGATGATGCAACGGGTGTAACCAACCCTTCATCCTACATGTGTGATGCTTATGTACAGCAACTCGGTAGAGGTGCTGAAATGAACTCCACCACCAATGAAGGTGGTAGATCATCAGTCCTTAGAACCTACAAGTTCTATGACATGGTTCCAACCACAATCTCTGAGATTGGATTGAGCTATGAGGACACCGACCAGCTCGAGCAATTCGATGTGACCTTTGAGTACCAGTACTACACAGTTGGTAACTCACTGCAGTCTACTGGCGGTAACGCTGATGAGGTTCTTATTGAGTGATAAATAACTAAACAAGAAAGTTTAGTTTATCATAATGGCCAGATTATTTGGTTTCTCAATTGAAGATAACGAAAAGACCCCACCTGGTGTAGTCTCTCCGATCCCGCCCACTAACAATGACGGATCGGAAGCCTTCGCCAGCAGTGGGTTTTTTGGTAGCTATAACTTAGACATCGAAGGTCTTTATCGTAATGAGACAGACCTGATTAGAAGATATAGAACAATGGCACTCTACCCTGAGTGTGATAGTGCGATTGAAGATATTGTCAACGAAGCACTAGTATCAGATACAAACGATTCACCTGTTGCTATTGAGTTGTCTAACCTCAATGCAAGTGACAATATTAAAAAAATTGTAAGGGATGAGTTCAGATACATCCTAGAACTCTTAGACTTTGACAAGAAATGTCATGAGATTTTCCGTAACTGGTATATCGACGGAAGACTTTACTACAATAAAGTAATTGACCAGAAAAATCCCGAAGAAGGTATTCAAGAACTAAGATATATTGACGCAGCTAAGTGTAGATATGTTCGTAAGCTGAAGAGAGAAGGTAAAGATAGTGTCCAGTCAGCTCGTGATGACTTTGCGACATCAAATCAACTCTCATATAACTTCCCAGAAATAGAAGAGTTCTTCATGTACACTCCCGACATGGGAACTGCACGTGGTGGTTATGGTGGTAATCCACAGAAAGCTATCAAGATGACCCGTGATTCTGTCACATATTGTACCTCTGGTCTGGTTGATAGAAACAAAGGACTCACATTGTCCTGGATGCATAAGGCAATCAAACCTCTCAATCAGTTGATGATGATTGAGGATTCACTGGTTATCTACAGATTGTCAAGAGCACCAGAAAGAAGAATCTTCTACATTGATGTTGGTAATCTTCCTAAGATCAAGGCAGAACAATACCTGCGTGATGTCATGATGCGTTATAGAAACAAGATGGTCTATGACGCAAACACTGGTGAGAT